GGTACTTGTGTAGGCGATACAGGACAAACTCCTAACGGTTCAGACCATCCATTCCAAGACTACAACGCATAATCGCCAACAAAAAAGCCCAGCTTATGCCTGGGCTTTTCTATATGCAGCCATTGCTAATTCTCTAGCTTGAGCTAATCTATTCATAACATAGTCACTTAGAGGAACATCGTCATCTTCGTGAACTACCTTACCAAATTCATCAGCTCGTCTATTACGACCAAATGAGACCTCATCGTCTATTATGAGGTCATCATTGTCGTCTATTTCAACATTACTTAGCTGCTGGGGCTTTAACTTCAGCTTTTGGCTCGACTTTCGCAGCAGGCTTGGCTGCTTCGCTTTTAGTAGCCTCGGCTTTCTTGTGCTCAGTCTTGTTTGGAGCAGGTGAAGCTGTAACAGCAGGAGCTGTAGCTGGCTTAGTTTCAGCTGTCTTAGGTGCATCAGCGGCAAAAGCTGTTGCGGCGAACAAAGTTGCGATTAGAGTTGCGATAGTTTTCATTTTAAAGTTTCCTTTTAGGTTATGTAAGAATTTCTATCCCTACATATATATAACGCCATAGCCCAGACATTAGTTGACATATTTTGAGCTAAATACTGATAATAAACATTTTGAGGACATTTCAATGCCAACTAATCAATTAAGCAGAATCATTGCTACAACAGACCTGGGCAACGCAGACACATATGTGGGCTTACCAGGCACTATATTTTGGGACACTGCTAGCGGCAGTTTAAGAGTATCAGACGGATCAACAGCAGGCGGACTTGTAGTGGGCGGAGGTAGCCTGGGACTCACGCACGGTGGCACCATAGATGCCAGTAACATTGTGGCCATTACGGGCAACGACCATGTGGGCGCCTCATTTGGCAGCAACTACTTCAGTCAGTTGTTTTGGACTGACAGTGTGAGTGACATAACCGCTGAGGCCATGGACACGGGCTTGGACAATACCGCATTCAACTGGGTGTACACAGATGAATATGGCACACACATCAGCAACTATCCCAATGGCAATCACGGGGGCAACAATGGCAGCAGCAGTTGGGAGTTTGACACACATCAAACTTTGACCTTGCCCAGTGGCTACCAGGTTCATCCTTGGATTAGGGCCACTGACACTTATCCCACAATCATAGCTGACGGCGTGGGCGGAATTGGGGGTACGCACGGTGGAGTTGAGTTGGATTGGGCCAACCGTACCTTGACCACCGCCAATTTCCACAGCAACACTGTGCTTAGACACACCATGTACTTGAACAACGATGAAGGCTTGTACATTGGATTCAATGAAAATACTCATGCGGGTGTGGGAGTTAATCCTCCAGTCAGCTGGACATTCAGTACTGACAGCAATGTCACAATGCCCGATCCCAATGAACTCACACAGAGTGACACCATGGGTTATCTAGGCCTGCCGCAAGTGGTCATGAGCACTGAGCCCTGCACCTTGGGCTATGCAGATCAAGGACATCACGTGTACATCACAGGTGGCGATCAAGATGTTGTGATTCCTGCCAACTCCACAGTGGCTTTTCCCATAGGTGCCACCATCATGTTGGTTACAGACGGTGCCACAACAGCCACTATTAGCATTGAAGACGTTGACAGTGACTCAGTGATACAGGCAGGCACTGGCACCACAATCTTCAGTGGTGGAAACTCATTTGCGCTCAACCCTCGTGGCATGGTTACCCTGCTCAAAATCGCTCCAACCACTTGGATGCTTTCAGGCGTGGGGCTAGCATAATATGTCGGGCGCACTATTTGCCATAACGGCCACTACTTATTCTGCGGGCAGTCCACCGCCCCCACCCCCACCTCCTCCACCACCCACTGTGTTCACCTTGATCAACCCGCCCAACAATGGCTACGGCAGCTGGGCAGACTCCAACTCTGGTGTTGTTGCGGCCATAGTGGGCACTTGGTACTATGATGCCAGCTATGGCGGTGGGGTGCAACTGACGGGTGACGGCTATATTGAAATACAAGATATAACAAATACCAACGCTACATTTACTCTGAGCTTTGCCGCAGACTTTGAGCCTGTAACGCCCAGCTGGAACAGCCTATACAGTGGCGGTGTCAACACCAGCATCTTTAGCTACGTGGCACCCGATGGCTCAGGCCTATCAGCTGGCATATTCCTAGACTATGGCAGCATCAGCTATACAGGCACTGTTGCTGGCCGTGCGTGGTGGGACTTTGTCTATCACGGCCCCAGCCTAGTGATTTATCGCAATGGTGCACAGGCGGCATCAGGTACACTAGCATTTGCCAACACAGGTTGGTCCAATCCCTTGTGGATTGGAGCACGATACGGCAGCACGGGCGACAAGTTGCACGGTACTATTTTCCAAATACGGTACCAAGAGTCAGCTTTGAATCTATCACAAATTGTTAGTCAGTACAACAGTCAAGCCAGTTTATATGCTCTGCCTCCAGCTCCAACTTACTCTCTAGATACAGCAGGCTCAGTTAGCAGTGTAGACGAAGGTGTACCATTAACATTCAATGTCTCTACAACAAGTGTTGCAGATGGCACCACATTGTATTGGCAAACTGCGGACAACTTCAACGCAGGCACTAGTGGAAGATTTACTGGCGGCTCTGGCACAGTTACAATCAACTCCAACGCAGCATCGTTTGAGATCACTATATCAGCAGATAACACAACTGCTATAGCAAATCCGCAACAGTATGGTGTGTATTTGTATACTGGCAATTACGGCCAATATGGGGGTACGCAGGTGACCTCATTTACGGTTACTGTAAACGACACCAGCCAAACACCACCTCCTCCGCCACCACCACCTCCACCTCCGTTCAATCCTACCCTAATGAGTATAGATGTCAGTCCTGCCAATCAAGACATTGATTCCAGCATCACTAACAGTGTACAGATGTCGGCCACAGGTTACTATGATGACAGTTCAAACCAAGATCTTACTTATTCAGCAAGTTGGAGCATTGATACTGAATACCTCAGCATCGACTCTACTGGTTTAGTAACTATTCCTGCCAATGCTGTGGAATCGGGCACAGTCTCAGCGTACCAAGATGGAGTTACAGGAACAACAACAATATCTGCACATGTTCCACCTCCACCACCTCCACCACCTCCAGCCAGTGTGCCAACAGGCAACATCGTGGGAAGATGGAATGCGCCAGGTGCCGGACAGTTTGGTGGTGACCCGATCATATGGCCAGAAGCCAGCGGTTACTCATGGGCCAAATTTTATCATCTAGCCACTTATTCTCTTGGCGGTAATGGTACAATTGGTTATTCAGGTGACGGATCTACCAGCTATATTCAAACTCCAATACACATGACGCCTGGCGATTTTACCTTGGCCTTTACAGCCAGATTGAATCCCACAGGCACATTCCCACAAGGTATCTTTGACTGTAGTCAAAGTGGTGCTTATGCAGGGTTGAGAGCCTATTGGACTGATGCCACACACATTGAGATTACTTCTCCAGGAACTGGAACAGCCGCCATAGACATGACTGGATCTGGCTGGCACACATATGGTCCATCTTTCTTTACCATTAGAATGAAACTGGACAACATTGCAAACACGGGTAGCATTGATATATTTGTGAACGGAACTGCATGGGCCAACGTGGGAGCACCAAGAGGAGCTAACGGGTTTCCTGCAACTGATGCAGGTACTAACATGATCTTGGGTGCATTGGTCGAGGGAGAGTTAGGCACAGGTGCTTTTCTAGAAAGTACTTGGTACAACTTTATCTACTACAGTAGAGCTTTAAGTAACAGTGAAGTTACACAGTTATATACAGCACAACAAGCCGGACTGTTCAATCCAACACCGGCAACAACTTACTCGTTTGTCAGTAACTTTACAGCTGGACAAGCATCTTCCAATATCTATATTAGTATAGGATTTGGTGGCATGGGTCCGACTGTTCCTCCAGATCAAATGGCAGGTTGGTATGTGTCGGGACCTGGCATATCAGATGTGGCCACAGTGACCAGTATCACAAACATTGTAAACGACAGCCAATTCACTGTTTCAATTGATCAAACTATCTTACAAGGATCTGGAACTTACACGTTCACTAACGGGCCTGCTCCTTAAAATAGTGTGCTCAAAGAAAAAGGACCTTTAAGGTCCTTTTTGCTTGGAAGTAACGCTTACCTTGCGAACAAGCTATGCTTATTTCTTGGTTCCGGTATTGACGAAACCATAGAACTTTTCAGCGGCTTCCATGATCTTGTCTAGACCTGGAAACTCTGGCATATCTACTCGGGTTACAACTTGTCCAGTCTTCTCATCACGAGCAACTGACATTTCCCAGCCCTTGAACTTGCTATGGTATTCTTCCATAACAGCATCTTTAGCCATGGACAACACGTCTGTGCGGATTTCGTAGCCGTTCTTGCTGAATTTAACTTCTGGTAGTTTTGGTGTTTCGAATGACATATTAAGCACCTTTCTTAGAGTAAACTAATTCGTTGAAATTCTTAACTGCTGATTGAGCAAGTTCCAATGTGTTAGTATAGGTGGTTTTTGTGAAAGCGGCTTGTGCTTCAATTAGCTTAGTAACTTCAGCTTTAACTTTCTTGTCTGTAACATAAGTTTCTACAAACCTAGTTTGAGCACCTGTAACGGTGTCGATGATTGATTCAAATGTAAACATATTTTTCTCCTTGTGTGTATGTTTGTGTATAACAGCATTATTGCTGTCTATGTATTTATTATACAGTATACAAAACTGTGTGTAAAGCTGAATGACTTATTTCTTAAACTTGTTTACTCTTTCTTTAATAAGTTTAACAACCACGTCACTGAGCACAACTTCATAGTGATTACAATCCACTTCTACTAATTCCATATCTGCATGATGCTTTTGACTGGCAATGGTCACCACACCATCGTTGGGCTCATGCATAAAAGGACTTTGCCCTTTCACAGTAACAATGTTAGTCCACGGATGCTGTATCTTGATACGGCTCGCCTGCTTCATTACCCACGAGCTAGGACCAATGTCACGCATCAGTCTGCTGAATGGCAAAAAGTATTGAGCATAATCTGCTACTTCAGCGCCACCATACGGAGTGCTTAATGTTACAGCACCCTTAATTGCGGCTGGCATAGTATTGGCCAAATGCAATGCGTATATACCGCCCAAACTGTGTGCAACGAATACTAGATCTTTATGATCTTGCAACACAGCCTGCATGTCTTTTAGGTTGTTTTCAAACCCATTGCGGCTGTCGTAGTCAATGTCTATTCCCGTACCAAGTTTACTCTTGATATAGTTGAAGCTTTCGCTGGTGGCATTGGCGCCGTGTATATACACTAGTTTCATGCCAGTATTTATTGGTTAGAACCAGCCGCTAAACTCAGAGTCAAGATTTATAGGATGTACATCCCAGCCATCTTGTTTCCAACGCAGCAACATTAATAGTGTGTCAATGAAGTTCATTTGTTTTCCTGGAATTTTTCTGGAAAATTTAGACGTTCCCATTCCTCGTCACTTACGGGCCACCAGTAGGTCATTGTGCTACTACCAAATAAACGATCATAGCTGTAATAGCAGCCATTGCCAGTTTAGGGCCGTACTCGCGTTCTTCCCATTTTTTAGCAAACTCTTTCATTATAGCCCCCTGCTTTTAATATAAGCATCGGCTTGCATACGACGTGCTTCAATCCAAGCATCAATCATATTGTTTAAAAATTGTTTGAATTTAGAAGCCATATTGACCTCCATTGCGTTGAGTGTATACTCGCATCCAATGCTCAACATCTGCACAATTTTGAGGATTTTTACTTGCGATAAAGGCTTCGATGCCTGTTGGTTGATGTAATACTCTTTGTAAGAGCGTTTTGATAGATTTTAACATTTTGTGTTTTTCCTTTGGTGTGTGTAAATCAGTAAAAACGTTATCAGTGTTTCTACTGAGTATTTATGTCATTATACATTGCACCGCAACATTTATCAACCTTATTGATCTAATGATAATTAGACTGTATAATCAAATAAATAACGTATAAAGAGAACAATAATGCGTAAAAGCACCCGTAGTATATTACAAGAATTAAACGATATTGGACTTAGTCGGGACACTGAACTTGTCATCGAAAGCCGTGGTTCCAATATTATACAAAGTGCTATTAACTTATTAGACATGATACGTGAAAACTACGATATTGAAACAGCCGCAGAACTTGAACGCCGTTTTATCAACAGTATTAAAGCCAATGATATCAATAAGTTTAAACGTGGAATCAAACGTATTCAAGAATCTAAGAATCAAATATAACGCTATACTCTGGACATTTTGGCCTTCGAGCTAAATACATTACCAAGACCACAGAGCGTGGTTGATACCATATAGAGGAGAACAATTATGGCACAGTATTCAGGTAATTTAATCGGACAAGCCGGAGACGGCGGCACAGCAGCTACAGGTGTTGCAGCCAACTATCGTCGTGCAATGAGCCCATTCAGCAATTTTGGCACACGCCAAATTGCTTTCTTAGCTGTTGAGAACCTATCAACAAATACAAACACCGCAGAAGGCTATGTTGATGTTAGCGATAACAACAATACAGGCGGAACTGGTGAAACATACGAAATCATGGATGCTTCTGGCAATGTTGTAATTCCAGAAAGTGAAATCTTCAAAACAAACAGTGCAATTTACAAAGCAGTAAGCGGCGTTCAATTGGCAGCTGAAGTTTGCTTTGTTGGTAAAGTTGCTTTTACAGGCTCAGCTGGTACCAACCAAAAAGCCAAGTTTATCGTAGGTATCTATGTTGACACAGCAGGCAGCATGAACGCTGATGAGCAACACGCTAGCATGGCCAATGGCAATGCCCGTACAATTCAACAGGCAGTTATCGATGCAACTGGTGATAGCGGTGTTACAGTACAGCCAACATTCCCAATTGGTACAGCACTTGTACAACCAGGTTACGAGTATTAATTCTCAAAGGGATGGGAAGCAAACTAGGGCTCTTGTAGCCCTTTTTTGTTGGCTGGTATAAATACAATACAACAATCACAGAGCGTGATTACCTATTAGGAGAACAATATGGGACAATACAACGGCGATCAAATCGCAAACAATCCAACAGTGGTAGCTAACTATCTACGTGTTGCACCAACAACACGCCTAGCTACAAGACAAATCCAATTCTTGAAAGTACACGTTAACGGTGTTGATCTTGCACTCAACGCTAATGCGCCAAACAGCAATTTTGCCAAGGCAGTTCGTGGTATCCAAGCTCAAGCAGAAGTAGTAATTATTGGTAGCCCAAGTGATGGCGCATTTATGATTGGTGTTTATGCTGACACAATGAATGACGGTAACATCAGCGATCCAAATCGTGACGAAGATTATGCATATGCAAATGCGTTTGCTCGTACATTAGGTCAATCAGTAAACGCCAGTTTAGGTGTTGACAATGCTGACGTAGATCTTGCTGTATTATACGGCAACGGATTTGCTGAGTGGAACCGTGCTATCAACTATGTTAACCCACAAAGTATTCAAATTGATGGTTCTTATAGCTATCAAGGCGAAAGCTCATACGAAAACGAACTATTCACTGATTAATCAGTATAGCTTCTACAAAAAGGATCTTAGGATCCTTTTTTGTTGGCTGAACTAAATACTATATAAACAGCATATACAGGAGATTATTATGCCATCATTAATCGGAACAAGTGTAGCGGCCAATTACCGCACACAACAAGTGCCATACAGCCGTTTTGGCTCACGCAAAGTAGTATGGTTCAACATTGGACAAATTCGCTTCAGTGCCCAGTCAAACTCTAGCGATATTGTTATGTCAACACTGAACACAGTGATCGACACCATTCAAACTCGTGCTGAAATTGCCATCATTGGTGCTCCACATGTGGGTTACAATCATGGTCGTATCACAGTGGGCGTGTTTGAAGACACATTCAACGACGGCAACAATCTTGCGTTGGACGAAAGCAATCCAGGCAGCGGCTACAATGCCAAAGCCACCACACTACAAGATGCTCTAAGAGAAGCTCTAGCTGGTGTGGATGGTGATGACATTAGTGTGCAAGAAGTGTACTTGCTGGGCGGCTTGGGAGAAAATCCAGCAGTCAGCGGCGACTATGGTTGGACTACTGATTCTGACTACCAAGAGTACTACACCAAGTTTGAATATGTTGAGAATTCACCCATCAACCCAGATCCAAACTTGAAAGCATTTTACAATTCTTAATCCTTACGGGACTGAACACTAAAGGATCTGAGGATCCTTTTTTGTTGACTGGAACACATAAATACTTGAAACGCATTCGGGAGAAATTAATGCCAAAATATGCAGGTGATCAAATCACACAAGGTAGCAGTAACAACATAACCGCCCTTAACTACCGCAGAACAGCCGCAAGTTCAAACTTCGGTACAAGAAAACTAGCATTTTACAGTTTACATATAGAACAAGACTACGGCCTTGCCGCTAACTGGCAAGACAGCAACAGTTTGTACTATCAAATGGTTCGTGCTATTCAGCAAGGTGGTATGATAGGGGGTATTGATGCTCCTACAGAAGGCAACGGCGATATCCGCGGAGGCGGTGGCGGAGGAGCAGAATTGTTCTATGTGGGCGAACCACAAAACTCAGCAACCAGCCCATTGAATCAAGCAAGTCCTTGGTATGCTTTTAAGCCAACATATTTTAGTGAGAATATATATGTTTCTAGAGCTACAGGCGACGGCACCATTGCCAAACTAGAATTTGTAGAACAACCAACGCCGCCATTCAATGTTGGTGATCCAGTGCGTGTGGCCGATGTTGGAAATGGTTACAATTGCAATCTTTATGACCAACACTTTGTTACAGAATGTACAACAACTTATGTGAAGTTTAACAGCACAGCTACTACCACAGTGTATGATGGCGGTACCTCAATCGGTTATGTGTATGTTGATCTTGGTTATGACTGTTTTACATTTGCCGTAGCAGATGATGCTGAACCATTCCTTCCAGAAGGTAACGGATTCTTTGGTGATGTTGACTTTTCGGGTGTAGCTGGAGATTCATTATGCTATTGCGGCGACGGCAGAATTCAAAGCTGTAACTATCCGTATAACTTTGTACAAGCTGTGGCAAAAGTATTAACAGACAATGAACTTTCTACTAGCAGCCTATACATATGGCGACTAAACCCTAGTTTTGGTTTAACTTTTTAAGGATCAATCATGCCACAATACGCAGGTAATTTATACAATCCCAGCAACGCAAGAGAAGTTGCTGTTAACACACAACGAGCCGCACCAAGCAGTTTGTTTGGTACTAGAAAATTAAAGTTTTTTACTTTTAGTATCTATTATAATTTATATTCTAATAACTATTATTTCGATCAAGATAATATTGCAGTCACAGGCGGTACAGCTGATGGTCGACAAGTAACTTATGAGTTTGCTGAACAAGCTCAAGCTCCTTATGCAGTTGGCGATACTATCTATGTTTACGACATGGACTATTATCGATACAACGGTGAGTTTACTGTTGTGGCCGCTACAACAAGCAGCGTAACTGTTGATTGGTTTCAAGACGGCGAGCCTGTGACTGGCGGAAATATTATCCGTGCTGGATTCAACGATGCAGATAGTTTTTATTCATACATAGTTCGTGCTATACAAAAAGTAGCTGAAGTGTACTATCTTGGAGCACCAACATACTATGATCATGAGGCTTATACAAATAACTTTGGTAACTTTGTATTTGCCATCAGCGATGAACTCACTACTAGCGACTATGACGAGCAAGGTTATGATGAGCCAGAACAAGGACACGATGCTGACGAGAATTCTATTCCAACAGACTTGGCCAGTGCATTATACGATGCTATGGAAGCTCTAGGCGGTTGGGGCGGCAACGGCGACGGCTGGAGTATAGCGGAATGCCAAGACTTAGGTTGGGGATTCCTTCCAGGCCCACTAGCAGGAGACCCAGGTTGGAGTCTTGCTAATCCAAATAGCTTATAAAGGAAAAATAATGGCTAACACACAATTTTCACCAAGCAAAGTTACACTGGTCCGTGCTAACGCTCAGGCCAAAATAGACTCAATGAAAGAAAAATCTGCAGCTATCCGATCAGAAATGGGTTTGGAAGGCAAACAGCTTGTCAAAGTAAAACCCATGAGTGCAGAAACACAGGCTAAAGTAGAAGCACGCCACGGAAAAAAATAATGAAAGAATGTGTCATTGTCGCACATAGCGAAGCAGATATAGATAGTTTGCATGCTGAACTAGTGGCCAATGGCACTGAAATTGCAGATCTAGTTCCTTTAAACGAACTTACTTACCATTACATGTTGACCGACGAGGAAGCTGCCAAACTAGCAACTGATCCTCGTGTGGCACACATACACTATAAATTACCTGCCAGTGCTGCTCGTCCACATACTGTATCAGATGTAACAGAAACTCCCCGTGCTTATAATAACACAGCTGGCAATTTTTCCCGTCGTGCTACTAATCCAGACTTGTATAATGTAAATTGGGGCTTGCGCCGAGCAACACTTAACACTACTGAAAGCACAGTGGGCACAACTTATGCAGCCTCTCGTGACGGTACTGGTGTTGACATTGTTATCATGGATGATGGTGTGCAATCAGGACATCCAGAGTTTGGTTCAAGACTAAAAGAAATCAATTGGTACACAGAAGCTGGACTATCGGGCACTATGCCAGTTGGTTACTATGATTACAGCAATTACGGTGAAGGCGAACATGGTACACATGTGGCTGGCATAGCCGCTGGCACAACCTACGGTGCCGCAAAAGGTGCTTACATCTATAGTCTGCGCATATTTGACAATTCACCAGGTGGTACTAAGAGTTTTGATACTTATGCAGCATTTGATATTCTCCGTGCTTGGCATTTAAGAAAAATAGCCACAGGCAATCATCGTCCAACTATTGTTAACATGAGTTGGGGATATGTTTGGTATTACAGCGATAATGCAAATCGTCCAAATCAAAAAACTATCAATAAGATTGTTTATGAAGGCACAACTACCAATTACGCTAGCGGTACACAGTATTTGCCCAGCAAAGGAATGGTAGGGTTTGAACATTGCATTAGCGATCCAGCAACTGAAACACGCATTGCTCAAGGTCAAACAGCTGGTATTGTCTACATAGCAGCAGCTGGCAACTATGGTCATAAAATTGATGTGAGTGGTGGCGCAGATTACAACAACTATTATACACATAGTTTTTCAGGTGCTATTGCTCCAGCCAACACTCCTATATATTATCATAGAGGCGGAAGTCCTAGTGGTACAATCCGTGTAAGTGCTAGCGATAGTGCAACTGTTAAAAATGGAAGTAGTTACTTAGAGCAACTGGCCTACTACAGCGAGCGCGGTCCAGGTTGCAATATTATCAGTCCAGGCACTGACATTACAAGTAGTACTAGCAATCAAAGTAGTTTTAGTCCATTCCAGTATGTGTTTGGCACACAACAACAAACAACATTCAAGGCTTGCAAAATTGCCGGTACTAGTATGGCAACTCCGCAAGTTACTGGCGTAGCTGCTTTATACTTGCAAGGCAACCCCACAGCAACACCTACACAAGTTAAAACTTGGATTACAACACAGGCTAAAACTAGTCAAGTGTATAATCCAAATAATAGTACTAATGCATGGAGCAATAGTACAGCACTATTAGGTGCGCCTAACAAGTATTTGTACAATCCATACCACGGCGGATACTCAGGGGCTTAAACAGTTCCATAAATAAAAAGGACCGCAAGGTCCTTTTTTTATCTATAAATATTGTATGTTCCAAAGCTATCAATTAAAACAAGATTGGTCACAAGACCTGCCACGCTACTGGTGCGATAATAACCCATTTCGCACTCATTTCCTCAATGCCATGAGTGCTATCTTCCCTGAAGGTGAAAAATACTTTATTGATAGTACTAGACCGTTTAGGGATTCTGTGACCAGTTCTGAATTAACATCTCAACTAAATGAATTTATCAAACAAGAAAATTGGCACGGCTACGCTCATAAACAATATAATGAATGGTTACAACAACAAGGCTTACCAGCCAAACAGGCTGCACAGGAACACCTCAACAGAATGAACTGGTTACAAAAAAAGTTTAGCCCAGAAACTAATTTAGCAATTACTGTTGGCTTGGAACACATTACAGCATTGACAGGTGGTTATAATTTACGCAAACGCACTTTTATGAAACGCATGCATCCACATTTTGAACACATATGGCGCTGGCACAGTGTAGAAGAAGTAGAACACAAATCTGTGTGTTTTGACCTATGGCGTAGCATAAGTGGTAAAGAAACTACTAGACAATGGGTCATGGTATTTGCTACAATATTATATTGGTGGTCAGTTGGTAAAACAACAATTCAATTTTTACATGCAGATCGACAACTTTTCAAATGGTCCACTGTAAAGGATGCTTGGCAATTTTTGTTTGCTAAAAATGGCATGATTAGAGAAAATACCAACCGATATTTTGATTATTATAAAAAAGATTTTCACCCCAACGACCACGACGATTCACTTTTACTAAATTATAGAAAAACATGAAAGATATTACACAACAAGTCATCAATATATTAGCCGACGAGCTAAGATTGAAATCTGAATCAGTTACTGTAGATAAACATCTCAAGGACGACCTAGGAGTTGAAAGTCTGGATGCACTGGAATTGCTGATTGTATTGGAAGATAGGTTTAATGTTGTTTATCCAGCTGACAGTCACGAACATATTACTACAGTACAGGATGTTATTGATTTAACTCGAAAGTTGTTGAAGCAATGAACTATAAACTGTACACACTGGTGGATATCACACACACTAAAAGACCCACAACTGACATTGAGCGTTGGAAAGAACAAAACTTTCAAACTGTTTTACAGACCCTGGGTATTCGTGCTAATGTTACTTACACTCAAACTCCTGTAGTTGTAGAAACCAAAGGTAACTTGGCAGGATTTGACACAGATGAACTTATCCGTCTTTGGCGGTTTGACTTTACCACAGACAGAGACAGTTTATACGAATCAGATGGAGATGCCGTGGGCTGTTTAAAACAAGATTTTCATCTAGTACCCTACATCAGCGGATTGGATGAGCTAATGGATCAGAGGTATGCTGTGTTCAATACTCAAGATCCTGGTAAAAACATAGTGTTTTTTAAAAAGTAATCTGAACTAAATAAAGTTGTAGGCAAAATATCATTATCTAGGCACTTTAAATCACAACCAATTATAGAATAGGCCCAGCTCGGAGCGAGCGCAAGACTTATAACATTGGAGAGCCCGGAGATGGCCACAAAAGAAGCTGTAGCACAAATAGCTATGTTACCCGAGCGGGTAGCTGTAGTTGAAACAAAAATTCATGCAATTGAAGAAAAAATTGACGATCTCAAGGGCGATGTCAAAGACATGCACGAATGTCTAGATCAGACTCGCGATACAGTACTAGCACAGTTAAACAAAATGACTGATGAGTATCGTAGCAATGCTGAAAGATACTATGAGCATGCCAATCACCTAAATGAGCAACAGTCTGCACAGCACAACGAACTAGCTGGCAAAATTGGCGAATTAGAGAAAGTTAAAAACAAGTATACAATGTATGCCATGGTAGGACTAGCATTTGCCGCAGGCACTGGCTGGATCAACGCTGTTAACTTTCCACACATATTAAAGTTCTTAGGCTTGTAATTCTGTTAAATACAGAATGAACTTTCAAGAATTCATTGATCCAAATCCACATCATCACGAGCTTAACCCAAAGCTGTGGGATAATAATCAACTACGCAAAGATGTACGTTTACAGCTATTAAAAATAGCTCGTCATTTTGCCCTGTACCTCAATGTTCCGATACTACATTTAAAAGACGTAACTCTTAGCGGATCAAGTGCTGGTTACAATTATAGCGACTACAGTGATATAGACTTACATTTAGTAGTAAGTAAAACTAACGGTAATGATGAATTGTTTACAGCCAAAAAGAATCTATATAATAACGAACATAACTTGGCAATCTCAAATATTCCAGTTGAACTATACGTACAACTTGCTGACCAGCCGCATCATAGTGCAGGAATATACAGTGTGCTAGATGACAAGTGGTTAACCGAGCCCGAGCATACTGAACCTACTACTGATCCTAAAGATATACGAGCCAAGGCGCGAAACTATGCTGGCAAGATTAACTTTGCTATGCGTAGCAACAATATTGAACAATGTCGTAGTGTAATGGACGAACTAAAACGTCTACGCAAAGCAGGTCTTGAAACAGGTGGCGAACAGAGTGTAGAAAACCTAGCTTTTAAGCTACTCAGAGCTAGAGGATCTATTGACAAATTGCGTAAATACATAACTAAACTAGAAAGTGCTAAACTAAGCCTTGGAGAAAATAATGAAGATTAAAGACATTTTAATGAAAGAAGACGGCCCAATTCAAACTGGCACTGTTGACAAAGTTGAACCAGGTGGTAATGTAACTATCAAAGGTGCGGACGGAAACCCTGTAAATGTCGATGCAGATCAAATTAAAACTGGTGCAGATGGCAAACCAACAGTTGAAATACCTAAAGTAACATCCGGCGAACAAGTTAACATTCAAACTACCAGCGAAGAATATGAAGCGGAAGGACAGCATGATATTAGCCTAGACAGCTGGATGAACAGTGAGTATGCACCGTTTGACGATGATAGTGGTGACTATAAAACGGTACACCATAAAGCACGTAATTTCCTACATGGCAAAGTTCACCCACATGATTTAGATAGTCATGCAGATAGGTTAAGTCGTGAATTCCACGGCGAGAACGATATGGATGAAACACACCACGATACTATTGCAAGTGGAAATCATCCTGTTGGTGGAGATGCAACTGATCGATTTATAAACCAAGTACGTGATAAAGGTTATGAGCGTTCACAACGCACACATAAAGGCACAATGAGCCCTCTAAGTGAAAACGATGAATTATACAAGTGGCTAACTATTGCCGGTTTAAAATGAAAATTAACGAATTAATATCTAGTTTTGAAATCTGGGTAACTAACGAAGAAATTGAGCTTCTTAAGAAACTTAAAAATCCAGTCAAAATTAGTAGCCTTACCGAACATGAGCAAGTCAGAGTTCAGGCCATGATTAGAAAATCTTTGATAACTAAAATTGGCCATAAGGATCCTACGGTAGTTGCAAATGAAGAAAACAAAGAAATTTAAACCGCAATCAAAGGCAATTAAAGAACTTGCAGCTCACTTTGAGGAAGACTTTAAAAAAACATTACCTATAGCTATTCAACCAGACGGTAGTGTAGTACTATCTAAGTATGTAATAAGAAAAACTGACAATGGTTGGGGATTGTACAATTTAGGTAGCAATTATTTGTTAGAAGATTATTATCTAAAGACATGTGCGCTAATGGCCGCTAAAGCATATTCAAATGTAAATTTAACTAAATTCTTTGAAATCAAACATTTAGATAACAAATATTGGGCTAGTTACAGCGATTTACAAGTTTACAAAAAGAACATAAAAACAACTAAAGATTTTGAAAGATTTTGTATTTTATTAAACAAGTTAGAGTATAGCGAAGATAAGAGTAACTATTATCAAGCCGCTATTTCCAAGATGTTTAAGTACAGTTTTGTATAAATAGTAGTAAGAACAGTTTAGGGATACCACCATGCAACTAAGAGAATTATCAAAGCCAGTGACAGCTAAAAAACTAAACGAAAGTTTAGCAAAGCAATTTGGCTACAAACTTAATCTAGAACAATTTAGCGATGTGCAATTAGAAGATGCACGTAACAAACTTCGCACAAAGTTAAGCCAGTTTGAAGTTAGCGAAAGCTATGATAGCATCAATGAAAGCCCTGACTATCAAAAGACTCGCGTAATGCTAGACTGTATCAATACAGAAATCATGGAACGTGAAGAAGGCAAGTGCAGCGATTGCCACAAAGATCCTTGCGAATGCATGGAAGAAAGCGTTGACGAAAAGGCAGAGCAAAAAGCTGAAATGCGTAAAAAGCTAAAGGCTGAAAAAATAAAAGAAAAGGCCATGGAACACAGCGTTCCAGAAAGTTGGATCAACAGCGCAATCAAGCGAGTAGAATTAGGCGAAAGCGACGAAGAAGAATTATCAGCTGAATTAACATTACGTTATGATTTATCAGAAAACGCAGCAAATTATATTGTATATCTAGCAGAAGGCGAAGAAGACAAAGCTGAAGTTATCATGGCAACTAAAGATATGGTTGACCGTGTTACTGGTTGGCTAGAAGATGTAGCGGCCATGAAAGCAGAACAGCTTTTAGAATTAACAGACTCTATAAGAGAAGCAATGGGCAGCGATGTTGCTCAACAATATACCGAACAAGTAAAGCCAGCTCTTGAAGCAATCTATGCGGCATTAGAAACAAGCCGCGGTGGTTTATCAGGCGCATTGGCATTAATTTCAGGCGGAGAAGCACCTGCAATGGGTGCAGGTCCAGCATTACCTGGCGCATCTCCAGCAGGCGGTGCACCAATGGGTGCAGGTCCAGAAGTGCCTCCCGAAGCTGACATGGGCGCAGGCCCTGAAGGCGTATCAGGCCGCGAAAAGCGTGAAAGTGTTGACTACAGTCGTCGACTAGGCATGCTACTCAACTCAAAAAAAAAGTAATTCAATCTATTAGAGAAAGCGTAGACCCCTTAATTTTAACATTAAGGGCTCTACAATCTAGCGCCAACAACCAAGGTGCAGACAGTGATTCTCATATCGACGCTCCTATGACTTGGGACGCACTTAATCAAGCAGGACAAAACTACGGCGCACCAGATATCGATTATGATAGATTTGCCGCACGTTGGGAAAGTGATCCTGTTATTAAAAAACTAGTTGCTCGTTTTGACGGCCAGGGTGTTGTTATTAACACCAAAGGCGAAGAACTCGAACCCGAGCAAGGCAAACCTAAACCAAATAAAATTCATCAGTCAGCAATGAACGCTGTTTCTGATAAACTCAAATAATTTGACTCGAGTCTTGTGTTGTTGTATAATGACGAATGACTTTACTCAACGAACGATATTCCTACACCTCTATTAGTAGAGAAAGTGTAGAAGGCAAACGCTTATATGCGACACCAGATGGTAGTAAAGTTCCTAGCGTTACTACCATCCTAGACAAAACTAAACCCGAAGAAGAAAAAGCCGCACTCCAAGCATGGAGACGTGCTGTGGGTGAAAAGAAAGCACAAGAGATTACTACAGAAGCTGCTAATCGTGGAACACGAATGCACAAGTATCTTGAGGACTATGTTAAAGACGGCATATTAAGAGATCCTGGCTCAAACCCTTATAGTGTACAAAGTCACAAAATGGCTAAACATGTTATTGAACAAGGGTTGGTAAATGTAAACGAAGTATGGGGTGTTGAAGTACCCTTATACTATCCGGGTTTATATGCAGGAACTTCTGACGGTTGCGGTCTACACATGAATGAAGAGTCTATTCTAGATTACAAGCAAACTAATAAACCTAAAAAACTAGAGTGGATTACTGGGTACTACTTACAGCTAACAGCTTATGCACTGGCACATAATAAAATATATGGTACAAACATACGTAAAGGTGTTGTATTAATGTGTGTAAAACCGCCAGAAATTACGCCTATGGTATGGGGAGAACCTGCTTACCAGGAATTTATCCTAAAACCTGAGGATTTTAGCTACTGGGAAGATCAATGGTGGCAACGTGTGGAGCAGTACTACAAACAGAACTGATAAATATTCGATAAGAGGATATTTTCATGGCTGTTTTTCAAATTGCAAGAATTCAAATACGACGCGGCCAGGCCAAACAGGGTACTGGAATTCCACAGCTAGCCAGCGGAGAAATGGCATGGGCTGTAGACACTCAAGAATTATACATTGGCAACGGTAGTGTTGCAGAAGGTGCGCCAGCTGTTGGAAATACTCGCCTCTTAACTTTAAATGATTTAAAGGCAGAGGGTAACTTATTAGCGTTAACACAATATTCTTATAAACAAGGTGATTCTACAATAATCACTGGTGCTGACGCAAGTAGCCCAATATTTAGATCAGTTCAAACAAGGCTAGACGATCAGATTACAAGTGCTGATTTTGGAATGATAGGCGATGGCATAACTGACGATACAGATGCGTTACAAAATGCTATCTATCAGTTATTTTTAAATCCAAGCAATTTAGCTCATTCTACTACTAGTAGCGGAATCTTGTCAAGATTAACTTTAATGATCCTACCGGGAACTTATTTAATTACTAGACCTGTATACATTCCAAGTTTTGCAACAATTGTTGGGTCGGGAATCGATAAAACAATTATTAAATTTCTCCCAGCGACAGGAAATACTTTATCAGCGTTTCGATTTGTAAATGATACTACTACAATATCTGTAGCAAGTGTAATTTCCAGTTCTCAATCTACAAATCAACCTAGAAATATTAAACTTAACGATATCACAATAAGTTTACCTTCTGGTGTAAATTCAGGAATGCAACTAGATGCTGTAAGAGATAGTAGTTTTGAAAATATAAAAATATCCGGTAATACATCAAACTATACAACATATAACAGTACAAACATTGGCATGTCAATGAATGCATTGAGCAATGTGGTTACATGTCTTAATAATATATTTAAAAATATTCAATTTTTAAATGTTACTACAGCGGTACTAGCCAAACAAGATATACTTAACAATACTTTTGAAGATTGTTTAGTTAATGACGCATTGCAAGGATTTGCATTTGGCGTAGGATCAGACGGTAGTAGCACTGGAGAACAATTTGGTCCAAGACAAACAACAATTTCTAGTGTAAAATTTTATAAAGTAAAACAACAAGCTGTATACATAGAAAGAGGTACATACAATACTGTTATTAATTGTAAATTATACGATGTTGGAAATAACAATGCAGGAAACGCATTTGCAATATACCCACAAATTTATTTTAAAAATACAAATAATAGCGTTGAAAACAATCAAAGTGACCGTAGCGCCAATTTATCAAATTTCAATTTAACCACTCGATATATTCCTGTTGTCTCGGGTAATGTTTCTTATAGTTCATTTGGTGTAGAACAACTAGATCTCGGACAGCAAAACAATGTATTAGCATTTAGATTACCAATCTCTACTGATGCATATGGAATTGTAACTGGTAGCGCATCGTATAAAATTAATTATGTGTATAAGAGTATAACAACAGGAAACTTTACCAGAACAGGTTCTATACACTTATCAACAGATATTAATCAAAAGTATTTGCAACTAAGTGATGAATATGATTTTGCAGGAGTTGATACTGCGCTTGGTGTATCTACAAAATTAGCATTTTATGGAAAATTTTTGGATGCTCGCGGCAACGTGTACACTGGCGCTGTAGGTCAAGTAATTGCCAGTGTTGCAATCTATTACACCAATACGTTACAAAATGACCAAGGCAAACTTAACTACTCATATTCGGCAACGGTATATACCAATTAAGTTAACTTTCAAATTATATAGACAACGCTAATAAATGCGTATATAATTTAGTTCATGCCTGTGATAATAATATTTAATAAAACAATTTATTAAAAATCACGCTTAAATCGTTGACTGCGAATAGATTTCTTCGAGTGTTTCACATCACTAAATACTTCCTAATCAATATTAAGTATATAATAAAGCATAACCAAATTTAAAGCGAAGAAATGAACAACATAACGGTAATAAAAAGAAATGGAACTACAGAGTTGCTAGCTGTAGAAAAATGGCAAGCTCAAATTGCCAAAGTATGCAAGGGAATAGCTGACGTCAGTCAGAGTATGATTGAGATCAAAAGTCAGCCGCACTTTTACGATGGTATCACAACAAAAGAAATTGACGAGATTACATTACGTGCTGTTGTTGATTTGATAGACGTAGAATCAAATCCTGATATTGGACATACAAACTATCAATATGTTGCAGGTAAACAGCGTTTGTCAATGTTGCGTAAAGATGTTTACGGTTCATACAAACCTCCAAGCCTTTTTTCTATTGTACAAAAAAATGTTAAAATTGGTCTGTACTCTAAAGAACTGCTAGAGTGGTATAGCGAAGAAGACTGGAACAAAATGGATGCAATGCTCGATCACGAAAAGGACGAGCAATACAGTTACGCAGCTATTGAACAACTAATTGAAAAATATCTAGTACGTAATCGTGCTACAAAAGAAACTTATGAAACTCCACAGATTAGATATATGGTTGCGGCCGCTACTGTCTTTCATCGTGAAGAACCAAACAGCGCAAGGATGCGTTATATAAAGGAGTATTACAATGCGGCTTCTGATGGTTTGTTTACTCTTGCTACTCCTGTGCTGGCCGGACTTGGCACTCCTACTAAGCAGTTTAGTTCTTGTGTTCTCATACGTAGCGATGATGACCTCGATAGTATATTTGCTAGTGGTGAAATGATGGCAAAGTATGCCAGTAAACGTGCGGGGATTGGATTGGAAATCGGTCGACTTCGCCCATTGGGCTCCCCAATTCGCGGTGGCGAAATCATGCATACTGGTATGATCCCTTTCTTAAAGAAATGGTTCGGTGACTTGCGTAGTTGTAGTCAAGGTGGTATTCGTAATGCTAGTGCTACTGTGTTCTATCCAATCTGGCATCATCAGTTTGATGACCTTATTGTTCTTAAAAACAACCAAGGCACAGAGGAAACTCGAGTTAGACACATGGACTACGGAGTTGTGTTATCTAAATTTTTCTGGAGACGATTTAAGAACAAAGAGACTATAACATTCTTTGATCCTAACGAAGTACCTGACTTGTACGAAGCTTTTTATAGTAACACAGCACTATTTGAAGAGCTATATGTAAAATATGAAAAACGCAAAGACCTGCGTACAAAAACTATGTCCGCTGAAGAAGTATTCAAGTCGGGCATATTGAAAGAGCGTACTGATACAGGACGTATCTATCTAGTGTTCATTGACAATGTAATGAACCAGGGTCCGTTTGACCCAGAGTATCACACTATCTACCAAAGCAATTTGTGTTGTGAAATCCTATTACCTACAAAATCTTTCAAACGTCTGGATGACGCTGAAGGCCGCATAGCGTTATGTACACTAGGATCAATCAACTGGGGAGCCTTCCGTAATCCAGAAGACATGCGCCGAGCTTGCCGTATCTTACAGCGTAGCCTGTGCAATATTTTAGATTATCAAGATTTTCTTTCAATCCAGAGCAAATTAAGTAACGACGAAATTAGTCCACTGGGTATTGGTGTTACTAATCTAGCCTACTGGCACGCCAAACGTGGATTTAAGTATGGTGAGAAAGATGCACTACAGGATGTTAAGAGTTGGATGGAGCATCAAGCCTATTACTTGACAGAAGCAACAGTTGATTTGGCCCGAGAGCGTGGTCCTTGTCAGCATAGCTCACACACACGATACGGTCAAGGCATATTCCCTTGGGAATTACGAGCAGAAGGTGTTAATGAACTAGCAAACTTTGCCCCAGAACTTGATTGGGAAACGCTACGTACTAATATGAAACAGTACGGAGTACGCAATGCTACACTAATGGCCATCGCCCCAGTCGAAAGCAGTAGTGTTGTTATAAACAGCACTAATGGAATTGAGTTGCCCATGAGTTTGATCAGTGTTAAAGAATCAAAAGCAGGATCATTTATACAAGTTGTTCCTGAATACCATAAACTTAAAAATAAGTATCAGTTGATGTGGGATCAGAAAGATTGCGACGGGTATTTGAAAACAGCTTCTGTTCTCGCCGCCTATGTTGATCAATCAATTAGTACTAATACATTCTATAACCCAGCGCACTTTGAAGGTCGTAAAGTGCCAACTACATTGATTGCTAAAAATTTAATGCAGGCACAGGTGTGGGGATTGAAAACATTCTACTATAGTTTGATTAACAAACAAGGTAGTAAAGCAGATGCCGAAGAAGCACCTACCATGTTAGAAGCTATTGATTTTGACAACGAAGAAGATTGCGAGGCATGTAAGCTATGAGTAAAGAACAATATAATTTAAAAACAAAGACAGACTATCTTAATCGCAAGATGTTCTTAGACCCAGCAGGTCCTGTTACCATTCAAAGATTTGAGGAAGTCAAGTATAAAAAGATTGCAGACTTTGAAGCTACAGCACGTGGTTTCTTTTGGCAACCAGAAGAAATTAGTTTGACCAAAGATGCTAACGATTTTAAAGATGCCAGCGATGCTGTCAAACATATCTTTACCAGTAACTTGCTACGACAAACAGCACTGGACAGTTTGCAAGGTCGCGGCCCTACACAAGTGTTTACTCCAGTCTGTAGTTTGCCAGAAGTAGAAGCACTAATGTACAACTGGGGATTCTTTGAAACAAACATTCACTCAAAGAGTTATAGCCATATCATTCGTAATATCTACAATGTTCCTAAGGATGTATTCAACACTATCCACGACACACAAGAGATTATCAGTATGGCCTCAAGTGTAGGCAATTATTATGACCAATTGCACGTAATTAATTGTCATAAAGAGCTTGGTGAAGATGTTGGTGAAAAATTACATATTAGAGCTATCTGGTTAGCACTAAATGCCAGTTACGCACTAGAAGCCTTCCGTTTTATGGTTAGCTTTGCTACAAGTCTAGCAATGGTAGAGAATAAAATCTTTATGGGTAACGGCAATATTATTAGTTTGATCTTGCAAGACGAACTATTACACAAAGGTTGGACCGCCTATTTGATTAATCAAGTGGTCAAGGAAGATAGTAGATTTGCTGAAGCCAAACAAGAGTGCGAACAAGAAGTCTATTCTATGTATATGGACGTTATTCGTGAAGAAAAAGAATGGGCAGACTATTTGTTTAAGAAAGGTCCTGTTATTGGTTTAAATGCCAATATCTTAAAAGACTTTGTAGACTATACAGCAGTGGGTGCATTAAAGGACATTGGTATTAAATATCAACAAATTGCACCAAAGTCAACTCCAATCCCATGGTTTAATAAACATACTGATACAAGTAAAAAACAAACAGCATTACAAGAAAACGAATCAACTAATTATGTTATTGGCATTATGAGCGAAACGTTGGATTATGATGCATTACCGGCACTATAAGGAAATAGAATGAAAGCAACAATGTGGTCTAAATATCATTGCCCTTACTGCGATCAAGCATATAAGCTATTGCAAGCTAAGGGTTATCAAATTGACGAACGTAAAATTGGCGACGGTTATACTAAAGAAGAATTATTAGAAGCTGTACCTGATGCCAGGACTGTGCCACAAATATTTTTAGACGATAATTACATTGGCGGGTTTACAGAACTCAAAAAACATTTCGAAAAGGTATAATATGTTTATTTCAAAAGGTTTCGCAGAAGGCGAAGTAGTTACACTCAAACTAACAAGTGGCGAAGAGCTGGTTGCCAAGTTAGTAGAAGACGGTCCGTTACATTATAAATTAAAAAATCCACAGGTTATCGGAATGGGCCCAAAAGGACCAGGACTAATGCCATACTTGTTTACGGTAAGTCCTGATAAAGAAATTAAATTACAAAAATCAACAGTAACAGTAGCAGAGCCAACTGACAAACAATTTGCTGATCAATTTATTGAGTCCACTACGGGAATTGCCCTAGCATAAATATTTGTATGCCAGCTATAGCAAGACAAGGTGACCCAACAACAACCGGACATGGTTGTGATGGTACCACGACTATCACAGGACCAACCGGTGCAGGCGCCAAAGTTTTTGCAAATGGAATTCCTATTGAATGTGTAGGGAATCCTACAGTTACCCATAGATATGGTGGCCGTAATTGTTCAGCGCAACATGCGGCTGCAATTAACGCCGGATCCGGAACTGTGTTTGTGGGAGGAGTTGGTGTTGCCAGAGTAGGCGACTCAACAGACGGCGGCGCAATAACATCCGGATCCGGCAACGTGTTTGCCAATTAACTAGACATTTATTTTAATTTGCTGTATACTACAGCATAAGTATTCGTACTTAATATAAAGGATTATTAAAATGGCTCAAAACAAATACGCAGAATTTACAGCAATCGTAGAAGCAATGGAAGCAGACTTCGAAAAGTTTTATGATAAAGAAGTCGGCGCAGCTGGCACTCGTGTTCGTAAGGCTTGCCAAGATTTGGCAAAATTGTGTAAAGAAACTCGTAACGATGTTACCGCAGTTAAAAACGCACGTAAAGAACCAAAGTAAGTCAACTAAATATTAGCCTAAGGCGTTATATTAGTATACGCTTAAAGGAGTATATTATGAAAAAGTTAATTTTAGCTTTGTCATTATTGGCAGTAGTAGGGTCGGCTAACGCACAATGGCACCATCATGGTGGTTACTATCGTGGTGGTGGTTATTACAGTGGCGGTAATTGGGTTGCACCGTTAATTATTGGTGGAGTAATTGGTTACGAAATTAATCGTGCCAATCAGCAAGTTGTTGTTCAACAACCGCCTGTAATTATACAACAACCTCAACCCTATGTGCAAACACCGCCATTAGGATATCATTGGGAAGAAATGATCGATCCACAAACTAATACTAGAAAAATCGTAGCAGTACCAAATTAATATGAGCGAGTAAATGCGTGACAACTGGATTGTAGGTATAAGTACAGGGCATAACGCATCTACTTGTTTACTTAAAAATGGTAATATTGTTTTTTATGTAGAAGAAGAAAGACTAAGTCGAAAAAAATACGACGATAGTCCATTCTTAGGACTACTTAAAGTTCTTGAATACACGAATAAAGTAGATTGTCTAGCCATATCTGTAGGGTCATCAGATACTACAAATGAAGCAGGCCCGTTTATTAAATTTGCCTTAAAACTTGGATTAATTGACAATCACAGGCAAGTGTTTAATAATGGTGAGCATCATCTATATCATGCAACCAGTGGATTTTATAGTTCTGGTTTTGACCAAGCGGTATGTGTAGTTATAGATGCTGCTGGAAAATATATCGAATTAGACCAAGCTGGCAAAGCCGGATACGAAGTTGAAAGCATATATCTAGCAAAATTTCCAAAAACATTTACATCTATATATAAAAAGTTTGGAAATAACTATAATCAACTTACTAAGTTTCACGAAGAAAAAGTCTTTGCTAATGAGCAAGGTATTGCCAGTATATACTCTGCACTAAGTATTGCTTTAGGGCATACAAATTTAGAGTGCGGCAAGGCAATGGGATTAAGTTCGTACGGAAAGAACGATGAAACTATTCCACAAATATATGTAACTGTTAACGGTAAAAAAACACCTAACAAACAGTTGTTTAGGCCTAATACAGCAATGTATGCTGCGCCATTCCTTGACGAAGTAGAACAATATGATGCGGCCAATCTTTGTTATGCTGTACAGCAATCTACTCAATCAGTAGCCACTGATTTAATTTTAACCGCACTTAAATTATCCAATTCTAAAAATTTAGTAATATCAGGCGGCTATGCATTAAATTGTGTAGCTAATTATGAATATTTAAAACACATTCCTAAAGACGTTAATGTATTCATAGACCCTCCTGCGCACGATGGGGGGCAAAGTATAGGTATAGCTAAACTGGCTTATTATAGTACTACTAATAATACGACTCCAAATAAACAATTATCTTTTTGTCTAGGTCCAACTCCTAGTTACAATTATAAATTAGAATCAAATGAAACTGAGCAAACAGTTAGTTACTCGGACATTGTTAATCTATTAGTTTCTGAAAATATAGTAGCTATATTTCAAGGAGGTTCAGAAGCTGGACCTCGTGCATTAGGCAATCGTAGTATTTTGTTCGACCCTAGAGTACAACAAGGTAAAGACATTGTTAATCGTGTAAAAGGAAGAGAATGGTACAGGCCGTTTGCCGGAACTGTATTAGAAGAGCATGTACACGAATGGTTTGATATGCGTAACACGTCTAACAGTCCATTTATGATGTATGCTGTGAATGTTTTAGAAAATAAGAAAAATCAAATACCAAGCATTGTACATGTGGATAATACGTGTCGAGTACAAACAATTAATATTGAACAAAATTTTCATTTTTATAATTTGATAACTGAGTTTAATAATCAAACTGGTGTTCCAATTTTATTTAATACTAGTTTTAATTTAGGAGGAGAACCCTTAGTAGAAACAATTGATGATGCATTAAGCACTTTGAGGAGATCAGGAATTAAATACCTTTATCTCCCCGAGGTAAATAAATTAATAACAAAAGGTTAATTACAATGGCATATTCAGACAAGGTAATAGATCATTACGAAAATCCCCGAAATGTAGGTTCTTTTGCCAAAGATGAAGATGGTATAGGAACTGGAATGGTTGGAGCACCAGCCTGCGGTGATGTAATGAAACTACAAATAAAGGTAGACAAAGATGGTATTATTAGAGATGCTCGTTTCAAGACATATGGATGCGGTTCAGCAATCGCCAGTTCGTCGTTGGTTACAGAGTGGGTTAAGGGTATGCATATTAATGATGCTGTTAACCTTAAAAACTCCCAGATCGCAGAAGAGCTTGCACTCCCGCCTGTAAAGATACATTGTTCAATTCTAGCAGAAGATGCTATCAAAGCTGCAATAGCAGACTATAAAGAAAAACACAAATGAAAAAATTAGCCATAGTTGGAAAAGGCACCGCAGGTTGCATGAATGTGGGACATTTTCTAAAATACACCGATTGGGAAATAGACTGGTACTTTGACAGCAATATAAAGCCGCAACCAGTAGGTGAAGGCGGCTTTGTTGGATTTACACAACAGCTTCACGATTTATTTGGATTTACACATAGTGATTTGCATTTAATAGATGGTACTTTTAAAACAGGTGTTAAAAAAATTGGGTTTTCAGAAAAACCTATTTTAAATTATTTTGCACCACCTGCTGTAGGATATCATTTTAATGCTGTTAAACTACAAGAATATATAGTTAACTATGCATCGACTAATCCAAGAATAAAACTTATTGATAAAAATATTGCAAATGAAGATATAGATTCTGACTTTGTAATTGATTGTTCAGGCAGGCCAACAAATTTTGATGATTATTCGACTACTAGTTCAATCCCAGTAAACGGCGCTTATATAACTCAGTGTTACTGGGATTACCCTAAGTTTAATGAAACACTGACTATTGCTAGACCATACGGGTGGGTGTTTTGTGTACCGTTGCAAAACAGGTGTGCTGTTGGGTATGTATATAATACAGATATTAATAATGTCGATGACATCAAAGACGATGTTGTTAATGTCTTTGAAGAATACCAATTAATACCTAGCGAGAACACTGGCACATTTTCTTGGAAAAATTACTTTCGTAAAGAAAATTTTACTAAACGAATAGTATACAATGGTAGTGCAAGTATGTTTTTAGAACCTATGGAAACTACTCCATTATGGCTTTCTACTAAAGTTCAGCAACTTGCCTATGATCAATGGAATAATAATGTCCCGGTTGAGGCGGTTAATAATTATTTCCTCCAACTAGTTTCAGAAATTGAAACAATAATTTTATTGCATTATTTTAGTTCAAACAAATATAATACTGCATTTTGGAAACATGCTAGACTATCGGCATACAATCATATATTATCAAAAGCAGAAGATCCTAAGTTTAGAGAGTTATTAAAAATTATTGATCCAAGTGTCCCTGCATTTGAAATTCAATATGCAATGTGGGAATATTGGAATTTAAAATTAAATTTAGGAAACTTAGATTTATATCCAAGATTAAATAATTTAATAAATGATTAATATAACCAACACGGCAAGTAAAAAAATTAAACAAACTTTAGAACGTCGTGGTAAAGGCGTTGGAATACGCATAGGTGTTAGAACCACTGGATGTAGCGGATTAGCATATGTTCTAGAATATGTAGACAGCTACGAACATGAAGTTGGAGTAATCAACTTTGCTCAAAATGATTTTGTAGTATTAGTAGATGAAAAGTCATTTGTCTACTTAAACGGACTAACAATGGACTGGGTCCGCAATGGACTCAATGAAGGATTTGATTTTATCAATCCAAATGAACGTGACCGTTGCGGTTGCGGTGAAAGTTTTCGAGTATAAACCTGTTTGACAGTAATAGTATAATCTAGTATAATACTAGTATTGTTATAACTTTTGGAGAATATTTTGAGTATGCATTTGCATCACCCTAGTCTTAGCCTTAATGGCAAGAAGAAGGGCAAACAGAAATTCGCATCGGCAGAACACGCACGAAAGGCTAGAGAATTGGACGAATCTTGGAAAGAGCTCCAAAAGAAATGGGGCATCGAGGCAGAAGAAAAGAAACGTACTCGTGCTTTGAAAGCACCCAGTTTGAGTGGGCATTATAGTTTGAAAATTCCCGAAGGTCGTGATACTACATCTCATCTCAAAAGTGTAGACACCGGCGGTAATGCTACTTTGTCTGCACCAAAAGTTTATACAGGAACCAAGGTAAAAGGTATTGCAACCATGCACAAAAGCAATGCCGTGCCAATTTTTAGCGATGAGGAAGCAGTTGATATCGCTCGTATGAGGCGTTAAAGCATGGTCGACAATAATAATAGTTGTTTACCGTTGTCAGCAGAGGATAACTATATATTGTCCACTAAAGATTTAGAGGGCAAGGCTACTAAAAGGAGAAACAAACACAGCCAAGCAATAATCAATGATGGTAGTAGCGATACCTCATCCACCGTAAAGGAGAAAAAAATGATACGGATTATCAAATTAGCAGTAAACTTACTAGTTATACTAGCAATCGGACTTACAGTCCAACACGTAGTTTTGCTGAAATTTCAGCATTTAGAAGAAGCTCGAGAAACAGCGAGTCCAATTACAGCACAAATGAGACAAGCTCAATTAGATTGTCTAGCTCGTAATATCTATCATGAAGCCGGGTACGAACCTTTTGAAGGTAAAGTAGCAGTGGCTCAAGTAACAATTAACCGTGCAGAAAGCGGACAATTTCCCGGAGATATCTGCAAGGTAGTTTACCAAAAAAATATAGTATATGAAAAAGTACTTTGCCAGTTCAGTTGGTATTGCGAAGGCCCAAGCGCCAAAAAACCTATGAACGGTCCAATTTATACAGAAAGTATGGAAGTAGCCAAAAAGGTGTTGTTAGAAGGATTTAGACTTCCCGATTTAAAGAAAGCACTTTACTTTCACGGAGATTATATAAATCCAGGTTGGAATAAAAAACCCGTGGCAAAAATTGGTCGACATATATTTTATAATTAAGGATTAAAAATGAACGCAATTGTAGAAAAAATTAAAACAGGTGTACAAAACTTTTTTGATTTGAACTTGTGGGTAGAAAATGTCAAAACACATGCCCCCCATGTAAGTGCAGAAACAATGGGCTGGGTTGCTGTAATTTTGTTGCATTTGGCAACAATCCCTACAGAACTAGCTGTTCTAACAGGGCTAACTGAAAAAATGCCCCCTGTGGACATGGTGCTTTTTAGCTGGGCTGGATTGTTCTGCTTTTTTCTAAAAGCTACTATACAAAAGGACTTGTTAAACATTGTAACCATCGGATTAGGGTTCTTTGTACAAGCTGCAATGTTAGCATTAATTGTATTCAAATAACTTGATTTAGCGCATAGTCTAGTGTAGAATAATACATTAGGCTTACTGCGATAAATACTAGATAATTAAGGAGCATAATAATGCCATCAGGATTTCAACAAGATACAAACCAATTACAGCCAAACTTTTACCGTGTTGCAATTGATATGACTAATTCAACAGCGTTCCCAACTACAGATATTAATCATGCAGATGGCGGATGCACACCAAATGCATGGGACTTTTTCCCTGCAGGTAGCTTACCTAGCACAACAGCTCATGCAATGAGTCGTGCTCGTGGTAATTTGCGTTTTAAACAAGTAATCAATCAATTGTCTGGACTAGCAGATTGCCAAGTTTTAGATGTTACTATTACTGAAGCTAATGCAGATGCACAAGCAACTTCATTAACTTTTACAGTTAAGTATGATAGAGATTCATTTATCCCATTGACTGGTGCTAAAATTGGTGCTGAAACAGTGGGCAACGATGCCGCCAATGTTGCTATGGACACAACTGCTAAAGTGATTAGAAACGCAGTTGCATTTGGCTTGTATAACGGTACTACAGAAATGGGTCGTGTTTATAATCCAACTACTGGTGAAGGTACGGACCAAGCTGTTACAGCAAACGCCAATGTTACACAATCCACTTTACTTGGTAAAGTTACTGTAACATTAATTGATACAACTACAGTTATTAATGCATAATCAATGATATTAGCTTATTTGCTTCTGCTTACAGGATTAACAATCTCAGCGGTGGCGATTTACTATTCCGTAGTAGGTCTCACCGCTATTTTTTCTGCTGCCGCTATTCCGATTATTATCATGGGCTCTGCCCTGGAAGTAGGTAAACTTGTTTGTGCCTCTTGGTTAAAAGCAAATTGGGAACGTGTTCCACGTTTCATGAAGTATTACATGACCATTGCTGTAGTTGTGTTAATGTTAATTACATCAATGGGTATCTTCGGATTCCTCTCTAAAGCACACAATGATCAAACACTAGTAAGTGGTGATGTTGGAAGTAAGATAGCGATATATGATGAGAAAATCAAAACAGCCAAAGAGAATATCGAAGCTGACAGGAAGCAACTTAAACAGATGGATGAAGCGGTGGACCAAATTATGGGTCGCTCAACAGATGAAAAAGGTGCGGACAAAGCCAACGCTGTACGTAAGAGTCAACAGAAAGACCGCATTGCGCTTGCCAAAGATATTGAAGCCCAACAGAAACTTATTGCAAGTCTTAACGACGAAGCGGCCCCAATACGTGCAGAAGTACGCAAGGTCGAAGCCGAAGTTGGCCCAATTAAGTATATCGCGGCATTTATCTACGATCGAGCACCAGACGAGTCGATGCTCGAACGTGCTGTAACTTGGATCATCATTTTAATTGTTGTTGTCTTTGATCCGCTGGCAGTTATCATGCTATTGGCCGCACAAATGACATTTGGTTGGGCTAGAGAACAAAAAGAAAAAACATGGATTGATGATCAAGCAGATGAATTAACTGAAGCTTTCAATGCTCCAATTGTAGTAGAGGAATCTAAAGAAACTAAAACAGACTTTGAAGGTGTCCGAGAACCTGGTGGTGAGTGGATACAAACTGGTCCAGAATTTGAAGTACCAAATAATACTACAACGGCAGATTCAACAGTTGTAATTAGTGAATTAGATCAAACACCAATCGTAGTTGAAGAAGTTAAACTAGAAGAGTCTACAATTGAAGAACGTTTAGCTGTTGGTGAAACATATATTAATAGTAACGGCGAAGAAACAAAAGTCGAAGAAGAATCAAAAAAAAAGACATATATGATCAAGGATCAAACGGGGAAAATCCAAGTGAAGAACAAAGAATAACATATGTTCAGAACGAAGAGCAAAAAGATCCAAAAAGTTTTTGGCAACGTATAAAAAATACTAGTCGCACAGATCCATTTAAAACAATAGACAGATTGTATATAGAATATAGTGAAAATAAATTTAACAATTTAATATTTGATTCTAAAACAGAACCCGAGTTAGTTAAGTTTATAAATGATATAAAAACTGGTACTACGAAATTTAACGATTACCCCACGGAAGAACTAGACTATTTTGCAGAAAAGATATATGAACTTAGGAAAAATAACATTAATAACGCCTCCTGATAAACTGTTTAATATGAACTTGAGTTATCTACTAATTAAACCTAGTACATCAGTTAAAGAACAATTTCAAACAATTTTAAGTAAAAGCATCGATGATTTAAATGTTTTTATCTATGACACTGATGATAATGATATTGGTTGGCTTTTAAGTATATGCCAACAAGCAGATTGTGTAATAGTAGATGTGGATAACTGTGACAGCATTACACAAAAATTTGTTACTTTTATTATTGCCCAACCTAATGCAAGCTACATAACTAGCGACGAAATAACTCCATACGGTCTAATTAGTAAAAATCGAATTTATAATCTTGATTTGATTGTTGAACAATTGGAGAACCAAGACGAAGACGAGGAAAACGATAATGATTCACAAGAAGAGTAAGGGAACTGGTATTACTGTCAAAGACGGGGAAAATATCAACGTTTCTCTTCGAAGATTTAAACGTAAGGTTGAAGAAGCAGGTACACTAGATGCTTTACGTGCCAAAGAGTTTTACGAAAAACCAACGACTGAACGCAAACGTAAAAAGGGTGCAGCCAAAAGTCGTTGGAATAAAAAACTACGTGATCAACAACTTCCACCAAAACTCTATTGACATTATATAGTAAATCTGTTATAATATAAGTTCACAATAAAGAAAGAACTTAATGGCTAAAACAGATATAATGATAGATTTGGAGACACTTAATACTACTCCAGATGCTTCAATTTTAACAATAGGAGCAGTAAAATTTGATCCGTTTGGTTCCGAATTAAAAGAACCAGATATGGATAGTTTTTACTGTAAAGTAGATTTAGATAGTTGTGATAGGATTGGATTGACCACTAACGATGACACAATCGCTTGGTGGGCTAATCAAAGCAAAGAGGCACAGGAAGCTGCCTTTGACCCCGAAGATAGAATTGATATTGAAGAAGCATTTGCTCGTCTTTATAAATTTTGCTGGGGTGCTAAACGTGTATGGTCAAATGGCAGTTGTTTTGATATTATCATTTGTGAACATGTATTCCGTAAAATCAATAGAGCTATTCCTTGGAAATTTTGGGAAGTGCGTGATGTGCGTACAGCGTTTGATTTAGGAATCAACCCACAACGTCCACCGGTAACGGCCCACCATGCTTTAGAGGATGCGTGGAACCAGGCGGTAGGCATTCAAAATGTCTATAACACACTAAGAACAAGTACAACTAGCGGAGGTACTTATATTGCTCCGTTTGCAAATCAGAGGTAATTATGGATTCACAAACTAAAGAAGTAATGGACATTCTCCAAGAAGAATGTGCAGAAGTTATTCAAGCGGTAAGTAAGATTAGTCGCTTTGGCCTAGACAATCTTAAGCCAGGTAAACCCAAAACTAATAGGGAACACTTGGAAGAAGAATTGGGCGACTTGTATGCTATGATTGAAATCCTGCAAGAACTAGATGTAGTTAGCTGGACCAACATTGAACAAGCGGCAGAAGCCAAGCGAGAAAAACTAAAAATCTGGTCAAATATTTTCAAAGAAACTGTTTGACAGACATAAATAATTACGTGCTGAAACGCCGTAAGGGTTTAGTACAAGGGCATGGTGCCCGCATTACTCGCTTAATTAAAGGAGAAAATTATGAGTAAAATCATCGGTATCGATTTAGGTACAACAAACAGTTGCGTAGCTATCCTAGAAAATGGAGTAGCAAAAGTTATTGAAAATAGCGAAGGCGCAAGAACAACACCATCAATCATTGCATATACAAAGGACGAAATCCTAGTTGGTGCAACAGCAAAACGACAAGCAGTCACAAACCCAAAAAATACAATTTACGCCAGCAAGCGCCTTATTGGTCGCAAGTTTGACGAAGCTGCTGTGCAAAAAGATATTGACTTGATGCCCTACAGCATTATTAAAGCAGACAACGGTGATGCTTGGATCGAAGCAAACGGCGAAAAACTTGCACCACAGCAAGTATCAGCTGAAGTACTTCGCAAAATGAAAAAAACTGCTGAAGACTATTTAGGTACAACAGTGACCCAAGCTGTTATTACAGTTCCAGCTTACTTCAACGATAGCCAGCGTCAAGCTACTAAAGATGCCGGACGTATTGCAGGCTTAGAAGTTCTACGTATTATCAACGAGCCGACAGCGGCCGCATTGGCTTATGGTGTTGACAAAGCAGACAAGAAAGATCGCAAGATTGCAGTCTATGACTTGGGTGGTGGTACATTTGATATTTCAATCATTGAAATCGCTAACATTGATGGCGACAAGCAAATTGAAGTATTGTCAACAAACGGCGATACATTCCTAGGCGGTGAAGACTTTGACCAAGCTATCATGGACTATTTGGTAGACGAGTTCAAGAAAGACAACGGAGTTGATTTGAAGCAAGACGTTCTTGCATTACAACGTTTGAAAGAGTCTGCTGAAAAAGCCAAGATTGAATTATCTACAGCCGCAAGTACAAGTGTTAACTTGCCTTACATTACAGCAGATGCAAACGGTCCTAAGCACATGAATGTAACTATCAGCCGTGCTAAGTTTGAAGCAATGGTAGACGGACTGATCCAGCGTTCAATTGAGCCATGTAAAGTTGCTATGGCAGATGCTAAAGTTAGCGCCGCAGACATCGACGAAGTTATTCTAGTTGGTGGTCAAACACGTATGCCTAAAGTACAAGAAGCAGTTGAGAAACTGTTTGGTAAGGCTCCACGTAAAGACGTTAACCCAGACGAAGCAGTTGCCGCTGGTGCCGCAGTACAAGGCGCTGTTCTAGCTGGCGACAAGACAGACGTATTGTTGTTGGACGTTACTCCATTGACACTAGGTATTGAAACAATGGGCGGTGTGTTTACCAAGCTGATTGCTAAAAACACAACTATCCCGACCAAACATAGCCAAACATTTAGTACAGCAGATGACAATCAGCCAGCAGTAACTATTAAGGTTGCTCAGGGCGAACGTGACTTATTCAAGTACAATAAATCGCTTGGCGAGTTTAACTTGGAAGGTATTGATCCTGCACCACGTGGCATGCCACAGATTGAAGTTACATTAGATATCGATGCAAACGGTATTTTAAATGTAAGTGCCAGGGATAAAAAGACCGGCAAAGAAAACAAAATCACTATCAAGTCAGATAGCGGATTGACAGAAGCTGAGATCAAACGCATGGTTCAAGAAGCTGAGGAAAATGCCGAAGCAGATAAGAAACAAGCAGAATTAATCACAGCACGTAACAATGCTGAAGGTACTACACACAGTATCAAGAAAGACTATGATACATACAAAGATCAATTGACTGAAGAAGAAAAGACTAAGTTTGACGATGCTGTTAAAGCAGTAGAAACTGCTTGCGCAGGGGACGACAAAGATGTTATTCAAAAATCAGTTGAAACATTTTTTGAGGCAGCAGGTCCAGTTATGGCCAAGAAGCAAGCTGCAGAAAGTGCAGCGCAATCAGCACCAGTACAACCTGAAGAAGGCCAGTCAGTTAATGCGGCTTTCACAGAGGTTGACCCTACTGACAAAAAGTAATATAATACAAACATGGGGTGCCCATTATGGGGCCCCATACATTCTTGCTTAATATAAGGAGATAAAAAATGGCAACAATGCAATTAAAAACAGTGAGTCCAGCGGACTTTGCACAACTAAGTAGAGCTTTAGTTGGATTTGATCAAATCTTTAATCAAAGATTACAGCAACAATCAAATAATTATCCGCCACATAATATTGTAAAATATAGTGACACAGATTATGCAATTGAAGTAGCTGTAGCAGGTTTCAGCAAAGATCAAATTACAGTTGAAGTAGACCAAGATCAATTAGTTGTTCGCGGTATGCAAACTGATATTTCAGCAGAAGACAAAGAGTATTTACATCGAGGTCTTGCTAGCCGTAACTTTGAACAGACATGGACTCTTGCTGAGTACATGGAAATCAAAGACGCTGAAGTAAAGGACGGTATGTTAATCATTAGGATTGAACGTATTGTACCAGAATCACTGAAGCCACGTATCATTACAGTTAAATAATCAACCGGGGGAGGCAACTCCCCCTTTTTTAAAGAGAACACAATGTCAAGTACAGATATCGCAATTGACGAGAAAATTAAAGTAGTAATCAGTGAACCAAAACGTTGGAAGGTCATTATACTTAATGACGATGTAACCCCGATGGAGTTTGTGATATCAATTTTATCCAATATCTTTAGGCATTCAACTGATTCGGCCAGAGACATTATGCTTCAAATTCACGAGACTGGAAGTGGAGTAGCGGGAATTTATAGTTTTGAAATTGCCGAGGCTAAGGCCGTAGAAACAACATCTACAGCTAGAGAAAATAATTTTCCTCTCCAAATTAAATTGGAGGAAGAATGAGCTTACGAGATTTAACTAAAGAAGCGCATACCAATGCTGAAAGACAGGAATTTGTAAAAATTTTGTTTTCAGGCACAATAAATCCTAAACTGTATGCAACTTATTTAAAAAATCAACATCCGCAATATGAGATACTAGAAGTGTGTGCTATGGCAACCGGTATGCTGGCCGGCATGCCTGATATTCGCAGAGCACCAAAAATTAATGCGGACTATAAAGAACTATGGACAGATGAGGACGATGCAGAACTACTTCCTATAGTCCAAGAATATATGGATTATATCATGAGTATCAGAGATAATCCAAAAAAACTAATGGCGCACTTATATGTGCGACACATGGGTGATCTAGCTGGTGGACAGATGATTGCCAAACGTGTTCCTGGGTCGGGCACCATGTACCAATTTGAAGATCCTGAAGCACTTAAGGCAGCTATTAGAGAACGTATAAGCGACGACATGGCAGACGAAGCTAAAGTATGTTTTGATTTCGCCACAAGGTTCTTCCAACAAATGATGGAAATTGTCGAGTATAAAGATGAGTAATGTCTGGGACACACTAATTAAAATTGAAGAATACTTTGAAAGTCAGTTGTATGCAACTGGTAGTATTATTCAAGAGCCTGGTATGGAACGTTTTAATCAACCAGGTTGGGTAAACAAAGTTTGGACAAGTAGTGCTTATCGTAGGGCTCATATTGATGTAGTTGATGCCCGCGAGACTAAAGGTCTATGGATGATGCATTGCTGTATTTTCCCGCATACAGATAACCCTGCACCTATCTTTGGATTTGATGTTGTAGCTGGTAAAAATAAAATCACAGGCTGTTTCCATGATTTTAGTCCTGCAGGCGACAGCGAACATCCGATGATTGATTGGTTTGCTGAAGAAGCTCGTCGTCTAGAGTGGAATAAAACTCGCAAGTTACCAGATTGGGCAGAGCGTATTTTTACAGGTTCTATGGTGGCCGCGGGAAATGTCAGCGATGAAGCAGAACTAGAGCAAATACTTGCCATGGCCCGTAAGAATCTAACACACTATTTGGCCACAGTAAAAGAAACCGAACGTACACATCCTAATACTACTGACGCTCAGAATTACTATTGTGAGAATCAGAAGAAAAACCCACATACTCCTAAAGTTATGGTTAGCTTAGGGCTTAGTGAAGAGGATGTACAGGTTTTCATACAGGATTGCTTGTTCCCTGAAATAGCATAAATATTAGTACTATGCGTGTACTAGATATTTTAAAAGAATTTGCCCCTACAACTCCAGAAGAGGACGAAAAACGTCTTTCCGCTTTTCCCGGGCAACAGCCGCCTGTCGAACCTGCTCCAGAACAGCCGCCTGTCGAACCTGCTCCAGAACAACAACCAGCTGAACCTGCTCCAGAACAACAACCAGCTGAACCTGCACAACAGCCAGTTCCGGCACCTATTCAACCAGCACAACAGCAGCCAATAGCACAGCCTGCACCTAGACAACAGCAACCGGCAACAATTAAAAATGTTCCAATTATTGCAAATGTTGTTACTAGCAAATTAAAAAGATTAATAGCAGATGCCAATGCTTTGCCTGACTGGGAACCTACTAAAGAATTAGTTATCAAACTTATTAACAATTTAGAGCCTGACATTGAATTAACTGAAGCTGCGACTAAAATTGTATCGCCTAGTAGAGAAGCTGTTATTTTAGCGGCAATTAGAGAGTTAGAAGTGCAAGGATTGATTAAATTAGATCAAACCTTAGATGTGGCTCAACTGGCAGTGGCAGTGGCTAAAAAGAAAAAAGTTAGTAATGAATTTAACAAACTAGAAGGTGTATGGCAACAAAAAGCTGAAGAGATTACTAATAGTATATTTGACAAACTCGAAGCCCTAGCAAATAAAGTACAAGGCTATACTGCTATCGATGAGGGCACATACAAGTCGCTGACCAAAGCAGAAAAGAAAGTACATGATAACGCAAAGAACTTTGCCGCAGTATTCAAACAAGCCTTCTTTGGCATGATTATGCGTATGTTGAGTCAAAATAAAGAACTTAACAGAGCACGTATTGTGGAATTTTTAGATGCCTGTTATAACGGCCAAGTTATTGACATGGAGTCGTTGATATCGCAAGATGTGGGAAATGTAAAACAGCATGTTAATACCAACTTTGAAGACATGCTGGACTTGTTCTCCAGCTACGGAGTGTTCTCATGGAGCCCTGGTAAATCTAGTGGTGCTATCGGGCCGGGCGAAATGGCATTGAGTATGATGGGTAGTCCTGCACAAAAAGCACAGCACGGTGGCGATTTGATTGTAGCTGGCACCAACTTGGAAATCAAAGCAGGTGCAACGTCCGGCGGTAGACTGAACAGCAAGAAGATTCTCAAAGGACCAGCTGCATGGCCCACCTGGACTGAAAAAATCACAAAGATTATCAGAACTGCACCAGCCAAAAAACTCCCTTCTGGAACAGAATTAGGTATTAGAACAAGAAAAGACGGCGAACAAGAAGTAATGACCAAAGAAAATTACTCACCTAATACGTACAACAAGACCAATGGCAGATTTAAAGAGGCTTGTAATTACAATTGGTCTTATAAAATGTTAGGACGTTTAAATGATGAAGTTTTGATCTATAGCGATTATAACAAAACATATGATTTGTTTTATAGTACCATATCAAAACTTATAACCAATTTGGACGACGTTGCTGAACCAGTTATGATAAATGCCGGCAAGGGTAAACAGTCTCCAAAATTAACACCAGATGGAAAAATTGCTTTTCCTGGCGTAGACGCAGAAGAACTGATAGGCAATGCAATTATGGAAGACGGCACAATTATAGTACCTGCCATGATGGAAGCATACACCAAATTGGCCTATGCTAGTTATAACCGTGCAGACGGTGTAGAAGCTATCATGTTCTTGAATACAGAAACGCTAGATTACAGCATTATTCAAAACGGTGACGACTTGGCTGACAAAATGATGGGCAAAGGCGAAGCATCTGTTAGAGTTTCTGGCGGATTCCACTTTAACGATGATCAGCAAAGTGCAACTCCTGCATACCTTGCTGTGGCAAAATCTCCTAAAATTGAAAAAGCACGTTAATTTCTAAGGTGTCAATTTTCCAACACCCTTAAACTATAGTAATATCACTGTAATAATACGATAGTTTAATTTATTTTCATAGTATAAATACTGCTATGAAAAACTTACTAATATCCTTAACATTCAGCGTGTTAGCTATACTTCCTAGCTATGCACAAATGCCCGACTCTAAAGTTCCTTTGCCCACTGACATTGCCGCTATTAAAAAAGCAGGCAAATTAGTGGTGGCCATGAACGGCAAAGACAGTCCTCCATTCTTTAGTGGTAAGGACGATAACCTACACGGACTAGATGTTGACATTGCTCGTAGCATTGGCAAACAACTAGGCGTGCCAGTAGAATTCCGTAGAGATGCTGCCAGCTTTGCTGAAGTGGCAGAACAAGTTCGCGATGGTCGTGCTGACATTGCTATTAGCAAATTAAGTATTACCGGACCTCGACTACAAGCATTGAGATTCAGTGCTCCTTATGTAACACTAAAACAAAGCATAATTATCAATCGTCTTTGGTTAAGTCAGAATACTAAAGGACGTGAACCTTATGAAGTTATTCGAGACTTCAATGGTAAGATTAGTTTTATACGTAACTCCAGCTACGACACTTATGCTCGTATCAACTTTCCCAAAGCTACATTCTTACCAGAAGATGACTGGGGCGTGGTCATAGCAAATGTTACAAGTGGTAAAATTAATGCCGCTTATCGTGACGAGTTTGAAATTAAGAAAATTAGTTTTGAAAAACCTGAAGCGGCCTTGACTACAAAAACAATCACAATTAGTGACAGCGTAGATCAAATTGGCGTGGCTGTTAGACCCAATTGCTTACAATTATTAGGCATTGCTAACTTTGTCATTTCCAGTGAATACCGTGACATCGATGTTAAAAAATTAATGAATAGATACAAGGAAAACAAATGAAAATCGATATAAAGAAATTTTTAGCTAGTCCTTGGACTATTTTAGGCAGTATTCTGTTGGCTGTAGCTGGCGGGGTATATTTGCCTCACGAAGTTATGGCATTAGAATCTATTGGTAGTATCTACATCAGTTTATTAAAGGTTGTTGTATTACCTTTCTTATTTGCCACTATTCTAGTTGGTGTAGTTGGACTGCTACAGAAAGAAGGTAGCCAGTCGATGATTAAAAAGATTGTCATTGGCTTTGTTGTTAGTATGTTCATGGCTTCTGTCGTTGGCGTTGGTTCGACAGTATTAACTGGCAGCGAAATGACTCCCGAAAAGAAAGTACAACTTGGTGCATTGGTCAACAACAAAGACCAAGGGACCGAAATGTCAATTACACTAAAAGAGCCAATGCTAGTTGTACCTAAGCCAAGTGCTGGTGCAATGATACAGAAGTTTATTCCAGAAAATATCTTTCAAAGTTTAGAATCTGGTGAAAGTCTTAAGATTGTTATTTTCTGTTTAATCTTCGGTATTGCCCTGGGCAACATAAAGTCTGTGGGACAAGAAGTTATGATTGATATCTTCAAAAGTGTCCAACAGGCCAGTATTAGTATTTTCAAGTTCTTAAACTACTTCTTACCAATTGCACTATTTGCCATGATATCAACACAAGTAGCCAAGGTAGGCGTAGGCATTTTTGGTACTATGGTTGATTTTATTATTCAGCAGACTGTGGGCGGATTTATTATTGTTGCTATTGCTACAGCATATATTGCCTGGAAATCTCGCAAGAGTATTATAGACACAATGCATGGCATACAAGAAACATTTATGATTGCTGTTAGTAGTCGTTCAAGCCTAGCTTGTATTCCTTACAGCCAAGAAGCTTTAGTTAAACTAGGCTATAATAAAGATGCCGTAGAACTAACTACTCCCTTGAGCTTTACTGTTAACCGTATTGGAAGTATTGTTTACTATGCCATTGCCACAGCGTTTATTGCTGGCATTTATGATTTATCATTAGGTGCCAGTGGATTGATTGTTATATTGCTTGGTAGCATTTTAGCAGGACTAGCAAGTGCAGGTACTACAGGTATTCTAACAGTGGCTACAGTGGCAGTTGTTTGTGACTTGTTAAAACTACCAAGCGAAGCAGTATTGGTCTTGTTTATTGCTGTTGATCCTCTAATGGATATGATTCGCACAGCCAGCCATGTTATTGGTAATATGGGTGTAACAGCATTTGTAGCAGACGTGGACCATGGACAAGCTGAAAGAGTTCCTGCTTGAACTATTGAAGTTCATAGGCGAAAGTCCTTTTCGCCTATTTACGGTTGTGTTTCTATGCCTCCTTACTTTTGGAGGCTGGATCGTATACAGCGAAAAAGATAACTTTATGGCCAGTTATCGTGCTCAACAAGCACTACCCAAAATGAATGGCAAGTATGAAGAAGCCGCAAACTTTATACTGAAAAATACAGATGCAGAACTAGTAGCATTGTTTGAAGTTAATACTGTGCTTAACACTAGAAAATTAACTTACTTAACCAGTCGTAGTGGCGGCCATGATAAAACTCACGACGGTGCAGATGTTGGCCTGTTAACGAAAAATCTAAATAACAATGAAGATGTTATTGGTCTAATGTCAGGCAAAATTCCCTGTGCAGACTATAACAGACCTCAAAGCTATATTGGATTTACTTATAAAGCATCTGGTGTAAACTACATGTGTCGCATAAGTGTTCCAGCAGAACCAGGTTTGTTTATCGGGCAAATTAGTGTCGGATGGAAGGAAAAACCTTCAGATATTGAGATGGCACAGACTGTTATGATAGTGGCATCCAGTTTACTATACAATAAAAAATGAAACGCCTAGGTGTACTTGGTGGAATGGGGCCAGCGGCCAGTGCAGAATTCCTAGTACGCCTAACTGAACAAACTCCAGCAACCTGCGATCAAGAACATATTCCAGTAATACTATGGAGTGATCCTACAGTTCCAGATCGTAGTACAAGTTTACTCAACAAAGACGATTTGCCTTGGGAAAAACTTAAACGTGGGATACAAGGTTTAAAAAATGCAGATTGCGATCACATTGTAATTCCTTGCAATACAGCACATTTTTGGTATGACAGATTAACAGCACTAGGTGTGCCAATTACGCATATTGTAGATAGTGTAGCAGATGAATTACGAGCTCAAAACATAACTGGTACTATTGGTGTAATGGGAACTAGGGCTACAATGCAACTAGGCTTATATAACAATCATTTGTCCAAATTAGGATGGACTTGCATAACACCAACTAGCAAAGAAATGGAAGACTATGTTCAGCCTGGAATAGATTTGATCAAAGCAAACAAGCCTATATTAGCACATGGCATGCTGATGACTGTGGTTAAATCGTTAATTGAAAAAGGTGCGCAAGCTGTGGTTTTAGGCTGTACAGAAATACCATTAGTTGTCAGAGAAAAACAATATCAAGAAATCCCATTAATAAACAGTATTGATAGCTTGGTAAAATCCGCAATAATAGAATTCAAAAAATAATACAGTAGTATTACTCGTACAATTGCTCACTTAAATACTAATGCAATTTGGAGCGAAGCCATGCGTATTAAAAATATAATGCCAGCATTAATGTTGGTACTATCAAGCACCACCGTGCTACCTCAAACTGTGATTAACCAAGGCGGCTACGATTCTAAAAGTCTCGTAGATACTAATAGTACAAGCGTTAGCACAAGTACAATTAACACAAATAATGTTAATAGCGGTACTACAACTACAAATAATAATACTGTGCTAAGTGGCGGTACAACTAACACTAATAACAACAATAACGTTAATAGTGGTACTATGACCAACAATAATAACAATAACAACGTTATGAGTGGCGCAGTAACCTACACTAATAACAACAATAACGTTAATAGCGGTACTCAGACATTTAATAATAATAATGTTAATACAGGTACAATGACTAACAATAACAACAATGTCAATACAAGTACCAGTACTAGCAATAATGTTAACACCAATAACAATATTAATACTGGTACAATGACGTACAATAACAACAATGTCAGCGCAAGTACTAGCAATAATGTCAACACCAATAATAACATTAATTCAGGTACAATGACTTATAACAATAATAATGTTAGTTCTAGCACTAGTGTTAATACTAACAATAACAACAATGTTAACACTAGTACAAGCACCAATACTAACTACCAGTATGGTACAATGACTAACAATAACAACAATGTTAATACGAGTACCAGTGTTAACACAAATAATAATGTTAATACAGGTGATATGACCAATCGTAATATCAACACTACAACAGCTACTACTAGCAATACTAATAACAATATTAACACAGGAACGATGACTAATATTAATCAGAATACCAATAACGGTACAATGACCAATAACAATAATAATACTAATGCTAGTACAAGTACTAATGCAAATAATAACGTTAATCAGAATATTAACAGTGGTTCAATGACAAATAACAATGTTAATACAAGTGATATTACTCAGCGTGTTATTCAACCTCCACCAACAGCCGTTGCACCAGCAATGATGTCAGGTGGTAATGCTGACCTATGTACAACAGGCACAAGCGGTTCAGTACAAACACAAATCTTTGGTGTTAGTTCAGGCGGCACAGTTCGTGATATGAATTGTGAACGATTAAAATTAAGCAAGACATTATACGACATGGGGATGAAAGTTGCCGCAGTTGCTACTATGTGTCAAGATCGTCGTGTATTTGATGCTATGATGGCAGCAGGCACACCATGCCCGTACGAAGGTAAGATTGGAGCCCAAGCTAAAGTAGAGTGGGAATCAAATCCAGAAAAATTACCAAAAGAAACAGAGGTGAGTGAAGATGACACTTATAAGAAAGTTGGTATCGGTAGTATACTGGGCGTTATTGCTTATCGTATATTCGGCTTCCACTAATGCTCAAGTAGACGCTACTACCGGTAATTTAATTAATAACGGTACTGCGCCTACAGATACGACTAGCATTTGGAACAACGGTGTCTATGTTAATACACTGTGCTTCCAGGCCGGTCAGGCTGGTAACTGTGGTCCTAAACCAAGTATAAGACCAGATGGTGTTATTAACTATTCATACGGCACTACAGACTTAAATCAAATTGTCAGTATAAACAAGGCATTGTCTATAGGCGGAAGTGGTGTACAACTTGGAGGATTTAATTTCGGGTTTACTGCTAAGAACGGCAACGGCTGGGATGATGGACGTCAAGATTATTTAGGTGCGTATGTTAAGTTCTATAATAGCGGTGGAGGACTAGCAGCAAACTATGATTATACTAGTCAAACAAATAGGAAATATAACTGGACTAACTTTAACTTCAGTGAAACTTTTTCTAGTCCTGTACCAGCAACTAGCTTTAGTAATGCACAGGTAGGCTTTGTAGGCCGAGACAATAATTATTGGGCTGGCAATTATGGTCCAGAAATTATTAATGTTAATTTTAGCTTGAAATATACAGTAAAGCCCGATCCGTGTATAAACGACCCATTATCAAGTCCTACTTGCCCAGGATACGCTTTAGCTACTGTTAAAAATTCTATACTAGGATCTACAGTTTCAAATGCAAGTGCTACTTCATTTGTACCTGCAATGAACTATACATCACCTGCACCAGCGGCGGCACCCCCTGCTGTAGCCGATGCGGCACCTGCATTAGCTCAAGCAAGTCCACAACAGCAAGCACAACAACCTGCACAGCAAGCACCTGCACAACAAGGACTACCAACTCAGCAACCGGGGCAAGATCCAAATCAAAATCCTGCGGTAGCACAAGATAATCCGGCACAGCCTAGCCCGCAACAAGCTGGGCCTGCACCAACACAACCTCAACCAGCCGGCGGTCCTCCTCAAGTAGCACAATCTGCACCTCCACCAAGTGCTGGACCAAGTCAGGCAGGCCCACAACAAGCAGGCTCTGCAACCAGCGGAGGTGGCCCTAGCAAATTAGCAATGAGTGTGGTCAAATCAGCACAGGCCAAAGAACAAGCAATACAACAATCAGCCGTACAAAATGCTGCCAAAGCATTTGAAAATACCCAACAAAGTTCACAAGCCGCTAGTAATCTTGCAATCAGTATGAATCAAGATATGAGTGCTAACAGTGCCACAGCAGCCGCACAGTTCTCCAGTCAAAATACACAAGCTAGCCAGCAGACCGCAATTCAAACAAGTCAAAATACGCAACAACAGCAACAGACTACTACGCAACAGCAACAGACTAGTCGTGTAGTACAACAAGTACAACAAGAAGTACAACAAGAAGTACAACAACAATCTAATGGAAGTGTTGTACAGATTCAACAAGCTGCATATACACCACCGCAACAAGCACAACAAGAAACACAGTCAACATCAGTAGCTATGTTAAAACCTACAGCACCTGCAGCAACAGAATCCCAACAACAAGCCAGTAGTGGTACAGGATTAACAGTTAGTCGAAATCCGTTTGCCTACAATCCACTAGGGTCATTAAATTTATCTAGTATAAGTCCAGCACCTACACAAACCGCACCTGTATATCAGCCACGATTACAAGAACGTATTATGGAAGTAGAAACACCACCAATGCAAGTTGCTAGTTTTGGCGGCATGGGTAAGGCTGGCAATCCATTGTCAGAAATGATGATGCAACAGCGTTTTGAGTTAATGCAAGAAAATATACAGTCACAGACAAGTACAGTTAATAGAAATGTACAACCAAACGATCTAGCCGCAGGTGTTGATCTTGCATCAATGGCTACACAACCAAGAGGATTTGAAGCATATTCGTTTGTATTAAGAGATACGGCTTTTTATGAACCTAAAGAAGTTTATAAAGGCCAAAAAGTCATAGACAACGTACAAGTACTGCGACAAATGAGTAGCGATAGCCTACATAAAAGAATGGTAGACATGCAATATAAGCAAGGAGAGTAAAATGACAGAAGAAATTAAAGACGTCAATGCAAAAATAGACGAAGCTGAAGCGGCTGTAAAAAAGTATGCCAGCAAAGATACTGTTATCAGTATTGGTGGTTATGAATTCACACCAGCCAAACTTATGGTAGCATTCACCCTAGCGTCATCATTATTGGGCGGGCTTTATGGGTGCTTTGAGGTGTATAAAGACTACATGGGGATGAAGAAAAAGATTGCGGAATATGTTACACCTGATCTTGCTGAAATCTATAAAAAGATGGAAGTGTTGGATGCCAATACTAGCAAGATGACCGAGTATACCAACAACATCAAGAACGATCTTAAAGGCGATGTTCGCAGACTAGAAGCTGTTGTTGAAAATGTTGAGCGTTCAAGTAAAACAGATCAACGACTAACAGATTCAGGAATGAAGGAAATTAAGCGCGATGTCGATGGCACTGTGAAAGAAATCAAGCGTGATGTTGATGCTACACTAAAAGATATCAATCGCGAGTTGGTTAAGAATCAAAAAGAACAACAAGCTGAGATTCGTGCGTTAAGAGCAGAAGTTGATAACAAGATTAAACAAGCGGTTGATAATCCGTTAGCGAATAAATAACTATCAAGGAGGACACAACCATGAAACAGAAAAAGCTAATAGCTAAACTGTACAAGGCTTGCGTCGACCACGATGCCGAGAAACAATACGAACTTCGCTTGAAAGAGTTCGCCAAAATCTTGAAACACAA